TTTTCCATTCCACGCTCTTCCATTTCAGCCTTAACGTATTTGTCTATTTCGGAAGTAGGCATTTTTACTGTGAACTCGTGAGAGACATTATGCGTGTTGAAATACTCATTGATGTATCTTTTCCCTTTTTCACCTTCCCAAATAGCGAGTTTCTCCATTCCTTTCTCGTCTGAAACGTCCTTCAATCCGTTTGTGTTCGGCGAAAGAGGAGTCCCCGTGTCTTCGGGGATTTCTCTTGGAACCTCAGCGATTTCAGGCTCTACTTTACTTCTAAATATGATATTTTCTGGCATATTTCTTTTATTGCTTTTTCGGTTAAGTCTGTATACGTTGGCAAATACAGGATACGCTTCGACCACCTATAAGCGTTCAGATGTTCGTACTCTCCAAGATACATCGGTTGCATACTCATAGGCTTGAATCCGTACCGAGTTGGTATCCCTATTCTTTCGATTTCAGCCTTCCATTTTACATTGTCGGGTACTTTTATGTCGTACATCCAAAGCACGTCTCTACGGGGCATTTTTAGAGCTTCGGGAAGATTCTCGTCGTACCATTCTTGAATCTTTGCGCGCTTCTCAAGAATCTCGTCACATCTCATCACCTGCGCCACCCCGACTGCCGCCTGTAAGTTTGTCATTCGGAAGTTATGCCCCCTTTTCGGATGTATCATCGTTCGCCCTTCGTCGAAGTACATATTGGCGAGGCTTCTCATTTCGTCCGCCCACTCCTTGTTGTTTGTAAGGCACATTCCACCTTCTCCGGTCGTGAGTATTTTATTTCCATAGAATGAATAGCAAGCAATGTCTCCTCGTGGTTCGATACCGTGCGCTTCTGCCATATCTTCGATAACTGGTATTTCGGCAGGTATAGGCGCCTCCCGCCCATAAATGGGGACGGTAATGACTGCTTTCGTCTTCTCGGTTATGCCACAATTGTGCACGAGCAAGTCGTCCTCGCAATCTGCAAATACTGGTGTTGCTCCAGTGTAGGAGACCGCCCACGCGGTAGCTATCATAGTATACTCCGGGACAATCACTTCGTCGCCGGGACCGACACCGAGCGCCTTCAAAGCAAGATAGATGGCGTTCGTACCGCTGTTGCACGAGACCCCGTATTTCTTCTTGTTCTTCTGCGCCCAGAGTTCCTCAAATTGCCCAATGAACTGTCCAACGCCAATATCCGAAGCGTCCATTGCTTTTTCGACATATCGTCGCTCAAGGTCTGTGATGGATGGTTTCGAGAGAATCATACAAGTTTCTTCTCAAGCTTGAATGTGTCGTCTTCGTAGTTCTCACCAATTCTTACGCCGTGACAGACGGAAACCATTTCTCCATCTGCAATCGCCCTGTACGCGTGTGGAATGTTCGCTTCGTGCGTGATCTGATCGCCAGCCTCCATCTCCACCATTTTATTTCCCGAGAAGCACTCGAAAGAACCGGAGAGAATTATATCAGTCTGTTTCGTTTGCTTGTGATAGTGATTCCCTCTCACAGCTCCTTTCTTAAAGGAAATGTACGTGACACTCCAGTCTTTCCCTACTTTGAGGTCTTCGATGATACCTCTTTCGTCTTCAAATGTTTTCATAAACTTGTATGTTAGGAAGCGGTCGAATTATTCTGCCCTTGTATCCTGCTTTTCGGATGTTTTCTGATATTTCTTCAAAAAAATTCCACGCCAATATTATAGCGTTGTCCGGTTGCATTTCTATGAGGTGACTGTCCGAATAGACTTGAATCTGCGTACCTGGAGTGTATCGTCCTTGTTTCAGTTTGCTTTTGTCGGTTGCAAAAGAAATGTACCTCCCGATACCCGTGTAGTTGAGATATGTATTCCCTTTCGCGGGAGCGGACACCACTGCTATGCTTTCTCCTTTTGAAGCGAGACTTTGAACAAGCGCACATATTTCGTCCTTGTTCTTTGAAGTCGCTCTCGCAAATTCAGCCAGTGTGTCCTCGTTCCACGTCTCTCCTTCGAGCATTTCATCGACGGTATATTTCACGTGTCGCTGTCCTTTTCTCGCTATGTATACCCTGAATCCTCCGCCGTGAAGTTTGTGCTGTTCCACATCGAACACTTCCATCCCGTGCTTCTCCATAAACCGAGCTACCGGCTTTAGGCTTAGATAAGACAAATGTTGGTGATACACCGTGTCGAATTCCAGTCCTTTCAAGAATTCCCCAAAGTATGGAGACTCAAAAACGAATACGCCATCTTCTTCTAGCGTATCTTTTACTCTCTCGATGAACGTATCAAGGTCGTCAATGTGAGCGAAGACGTTCGCGCCAACAATCAATTCTGCCTTTGGGTACTCTGACGCTCCGAAAAACTCTTGCCGAGTAGGTACGCCTCGGTCTATAGCAATCTGTGTCGCTTCCGGTGTTGGGTCTACATTCAAAACCGAATAACCGATATTCTGGAACTTCGTCAGCAATGTTCCATCATTCCCTCCGACATCAATAACCAATCCAGGCTTTCCTACTTTCGCGCTCACTGTGTCTGCAAACTCTTTCCAATGAGCGTCTGCTGTCTTTGTAATGGAAGACTCATAGAGATAGTCCTTGAGATACAATTCCTCCTTAGCGACGATATATGTGAGCTGGTTGAGCCCGCAGTCCTCGCAGACAGATACCCCGAGAGGGTAGAACATCTCCGCCTCCTTCTCTTTGTGGAAATGATCGGAATGCGGCGATAGTCCTAAATCAAGCCACTGCTTGAGATTTCCGCTTCCGCACATCCTACATTTTACTGCTTTCATAGAGTTTATTTACACATTATTTACACATTATTTTCACAAGTTCTTTTACTTTGACTTTCGGTTCCCACTTGAGCACCTTCTTTGCCTTTGCCGGATTTCCTCGGAGACAATGGACATCGTTCGGTCGTTTGTATTCCTTGTCGATAATAACTTTTATCTTTTTTCCGAGTTCTTTTTCAACGTAGCCGATGAAGTCCTTGATAGTATGCGTCTCTCCTGTAGCTATAACATAATCGTCAGGCTTCTTCTGTTGGAGCATAAGCCATATCGCTTCGACGTAATTTTTCGCGTACCCCCAATCTCTCGCGGAGTCTGTATTCCCCAGTCGTACCTTCCCGTGAGCCTTCGCTTCGTCGATAATCTTCTTCGTAACAAAGTTCTTTCCTCTTCTTGGGCTTTCGTGGTTGAAAAGAATTCCGCAGGAAATGAACATCCCGAATGCCTCTCGGTAGTTCTTGCAGATGTTGTGAGCATACATCTTCGCCGAACCATAGGGACTTATCGGGTCGAATGGAGTCTTCTCGTCAATGATTGTGCCGTCGCCTCGGTACATTTCACTTGTAGAGGCTTGGTAGAACTTCGCCTTACAGTTGAGAACTCTCATAGCTTCAAGAAAGTTGAGAACACCGACCCCCGTTGTTTGAGCAGTATAGTATGGCGTTTCCCAGCTTACCTGAACGTGGCTCATTGCCGCAAGGTTATAGATTTCTGTCGGGTTGCTTTTCTTGATCGCCCAGAGGAGAGAGAACGGATCGGTCATATCGGCGTAGTGGAACTGAATCTTCCCTCGAAGATGTTCGATTCGCTCATTCCCTGCCGGATAGGTTGACGAACGACGTACAAGTCCGTGCACCTCATACCCCTTTGAAAGGAGAAACTCTGCAAGGTATGATCCGTCCTGCCCTGATATTCCACTGACAAGAGCTACTTTCTTAGTTTTTCCCATAGAGTTTTGTGTTCTAGCGCGTACTTAGCCCACGTCCAGTCCTCTACAGGATTCGCCTGTAGACGCTCAAAAATGCCCTGTAGCTCTTCTTGAGTGTGGAATGGGTAGTCGATACCTATCTCCCTGTGAAAGCCCGTGTTGGGGGCGATTATTTGCAATCCTGACTGTTTAGCGTCGAGCACCCCCATCGAACCTTCGTCTTCCCCGAAGTACAGGTTGTAGTCGCACATAAGGAGAAGTTGTGCGTAGTCGTCTTTTTCGAAGTGATCGAGATACTGAATATTTGCATTGATCCCTTCGAAATTCCATCCTTTCCCCATCACATAAAAATTGAATTTTCGACAGTCGATATTTTTAAGGAGTTCGTAGAACATTTGCTCTCTCTTACACCCGTCCGGGTAGACGTTCGTTGAGATGAGAACGCTTTTGATTTTCCTCGGATAGCCATCGTGAGCGGGGAGTATCGTTGTAAGATTCTCCATACCTTCTTTTCGGAGATAGTCTTCCGTTTCCTTGGAAAAGCACACCCCGAAGGCAGTCTGGAGCCCTTCTCTTACTCGTTCCAGTTTTTGTTGGTTAGTGATGTGTGTCACTTGAAGCGTATCAATCACACCGCTTTTCCTGTAGGAGAAGTAGTTGATGTGGTGATTAATGTCGGCTGTGCTGTCTGGAATTGATACCACGCGGACATCGACCCCGATCCTCTTCAGTTCTTCCGCCATTTTATAGGCATACTTCGAGAGAATGCCGTTGATGTTGAAGTTTTCCTCGTAATTTATGAGTGATACTTTCATTTGTGTTGTCCTAGATACTTAAAGTATGGATGATTGTATTGGAATACTGTTCCCTTCGGTACATCCCACTCGATTGAATGAACCTCGTCAGCGGAGAATACTTTATTAAAACTCATCTGGTCTCTCTTGGAATAACGACAATACTCCGCCCACCACTTCTCGTTGAGGTCGTTAATACGCTTCGTGTGTTTTCTTACGATTATCCCGCACGAATTTAGTCCGTGTTCCGCCTTTATGCCCTGCTTTGAGTATGCCTTCACCTGTTCAACGATAGCCTCCTTCGTATCCTTCCCATATCCGACGATAGCTTCCGCTTCTTGATAGATGTCCGTCCGTCCTCCGTGACGGAATACCGCTATGTCCTTGCCCGTTTTCGTGAGAAATTCGTCTATCACCTGCTCCGGCGGGACAGTAAGCTCGAAGTTTCCATCCATATAGATACTGTACTCGGTGTCGAAGTACATATGGGGCATAATCTTCTGTATTCTTGAGTTTCTGGTGCTGTCTTTGAACTTGTCATAGGGTGGTTGTGTCTTCCACACAGAGCTTTTCTTCTCAGTGAACGCTACAAAGTCGGCGCCATCTGTAGATTGGTTGTCATTAAGCGCGTCATAGTCTCCAACAATCGACGTAAAGACGGTTATATCCTTAGGCATATGGTTTCTTATCACTTTTTCATACTTCGGGAGCTGTTTTTCGATGATCCAGTCACTTGTGACCTTCGCGTAGGCTTCCTGCCCAATTTTCCAGCGAAGTTCCTTCGATTCTATGAGTTCCGAGAGGTATTTCACCCAGTCTTCAGTGGTTTTAGCGAGAAATCCATCAACTCCGTGAGTGACGGTCGTTGAATACGGGTAGACATCTGATAGAACCATCGGAGTCTTGAGCATTGAATGCTCCAGCCACTTGATATTCGACTTACAGCGGTTGAACTCAGTGTCTTTTATGGGGGCGATAGCTATATCAAGGTCGAGATGGTTGAGGAATAACGGATATTCTTCGTACCCTTTTGTTCCCGCGAAAGAAAACTCCCTATTTTCCGAGCCATCCAAGAGGCACATACCCGCGTGATAGAAATCTACCTGTGAGTATTTCCCCATTATTGCCTTGATTGCTTCCTCGATAACCCATCTATCCGCCAAGTGAGAAGCCGACCCTACCCATCCAATCCGTATTCTCCCGTCTTTTCTTTTCTTCGACCCGTCCGGACGGTATTTAGGGGTTAGTCTCCATATTGTCCTATCGATGGCGTTCGGAATAACGGTGATTCGTTGGTGATACTTTGAGAGGACTTCTTTGAGCGGTTCGGTTGAAACAACTATATGGTCGGAGTTCTCAATCTGGAGTCTCATCAGCTCTTCGTGTGCTTTGTGGTACTCGTATTCGGGGTGTTCCTTGTCTACTGCGAAAGGGTGATCGTCTATGTCGAGGATTATCTTCGCTCCTGTGAATTTTGACGCCGCCTGTGTAAGGAGTACCGCGTTAACGTCCCCCATTGGCTTCAGAAACCAAACATCGCCCATCTGTTTCATCTTGAGAGCGTCGGGACCCATTCCTATTCGGTACTCACCACGGATTACACGGCAGCCTATCTTTTCGAGTGGGTTGATCGTCCTATACCACCCGATACCGCCATATTTTCCGTCACATCCTGGGCGACCCCAGTCATTCGTAAGAGCGAGACAGGACAGTTTAGATTGCATAGTCTTGTTCCCTTTCTAGTTGCCAATCCTCTTCAAGGAACGGTGACCGTTTCACTTTGATGTTCCAAGCGACTGCCTGCGACTCCAAAGCATAATAGTCCGGGTGTTGTATCCCAGACATATCAATGTGTCTATGCGTCTTATGGTCGTAGATTATCGTTGGGATGGTGAAGAGATGCTTGTTTTGGAACTGTACAGATCGGATGTCTGGACGAAAAGCTACCTTTCGAATCTTGAACCCATACTTCTTGATACAGTTCTCAAAACGCCTATTCGTACTGCGCATAGATGTCGCAAGAATCAACAACAAGAACAACGTGTGTCTTTGTCTTTTCCACGTCTATGTTGATGCACCCTCTTGGATTGTAATAGACGGTTGATCCTTTTTTGATGGAGTTAGAGAACTCTCCTTCTCCGACTTCCAATACTTTCGCTTCTCTTGAAAGATCGGTGTATTCTGGTTGGTCTTTCGGCTTTATGGTCTTTAGCTCCACCTTAATGATAGCTCTATCACCTAATGGCAGAAGTTTTTTTTCTTTTTTCATACGTAGAATTTAATAGAGTTTATTAGATAGGATAGCTTCCTCTATTTCAGGCGGGTTAAGAGTTCCCGCCCGAAACTATCCTACTGATGGATCACCTTGATAATCCAGTTGGAATTCAAGACAACCGCGGCATACGAGTCCACTTTCCACGACAACATATGATACATATTGAGCGGATTGGAAGTATCCTGCGATCCTGAAACCTTGTGGATGATGTAGTCTCCACCCTGCCCGGCTATATCAACCTCAGCGACAGCGTTCTTTCCTGCAAGCACCTCTCGGTAGCCTGTGGTAGAAGCACCCGCGCCAACGTCAGCCGCGGAGTAGCCATTGTTCGTTGGAACAATGTCAAATCCCATCAAGCGTCCGAGGACACCCTTCTTCACAAGTTCGGCATTGCTACCGTCGTTGTAAATGTTCGCGTTCACCCAGTTTCCGGTCGTGGTGTCTCCCTGAAGCTGATATTGACCCATAGGGGTAATAACAGCGCGGTAGAGACCATTTTCGAAAGGCTGCGCGGCGTTCTCGAAGAGCGTCTTGAAACCCTTGCGGAGTTCCGTTGCCGAGAAGGTGTCGGTTGAGTTCACATCAGTAATGTTGGTTTTTCCACCAGCGTACTGTGTGCTTGAGCCTGCAAGAATAATCCTCCGAAGCTCTGTGTCGAGCGTGAGTCCAGCGTGATACCCGAGTTCCTTCACTTTCTCCTTGAGTCCAGAATCAATCGTGGACAGTGCGAAGAGTGAAGAAATCTTGGTGCTGTAACCCCATTCGGCAACTTGAGCCGTCACGTTGGCAGACGAGAATCCAACCGCTGTAGGATTGGTACCTTCCGTCAGAGCCGACGTAACCACCGGGAAGTGCGTTGTGCGAACGAATTGCACATACACACCGCCGTTTTTCGGAATGGTCTTCTTCGTGGCAAGGATATTGTACTTTCTAACCAAATCAGCTGTCTCCAAGAACACAGAATCATAATGAATCTGCATTTCCTGGGTCAGTTGAGTGGTCGATGTCAATACATCTCCCATAAATTTTTAACAAACTACGAGCTTGCGTGTGGGAGGACGGCTTCTTGCTCCGCCACCGTCATCTTCCGCAAATCGTCAAGTGTCAACTTGGATTTCGGAGCGCCCCTGCTGACACCTGTTGCTTGTGTCATTTCCTTCGTTTCAATCTTCTTGTAAGCGTCCCTTTGCCCTTGAGCGCGAGCATCTCCGAAGTATTCTTGGGCTAATGTATCAAACGGGACTTCTTCTCCAGAATCAGGGTCGTACCCGATACCTGGGGTGAGGGCGAGTTTGAGGATTTTGTCCTTGAACGGTTCGAATGCTTGGTTGCTCTTGACGAAAGTCTCCAGCTCGGATTTCACGGCATTGTGAGCTTTTTCTTGTTCTTGTCGCGCAATCGTTGCCTTCAGTACTGCCACTTCATCCGCGAGCGGTGCAAGCGGATTGTTGGCATACCGAGCCTGTCTGTCTCGAGCTTCCATTTGCTCTATCTGAGCTTTCAATTGTTCGGGGGAGAGTCCGTACTTTTCTTCTATAAGGTTAGCTACTTGAGCTTTTTGACTCAAATGCCCGGTGAGCTTTTCAGCCTCCTTATACGCCTTGTAGATGTCTTCCGGTCCCTTACCTTTGAATTTCGGGTCATTATCCCACGGGGAGGTTGCTTGTCCTGCTTCCACTCCGTCTCCGTCGCTAACGGTATCAGGAGGTTCTACAGGCTGGGTATCTACTGAAGCAGTATCCGGAGAGGACGTAGCGCCGTCGCTCCCTACGGGTGTTTCGTTGTTGATATTATCCATAGTTCAATAAGATTTTCTTTATATGTGCCAAAATTAGAATCACATATAGAGCGTTGTCTCGACCTGGACTGCTCTGTGGAAGGGCTAACGCCCCTCTTCAGAATTTTCCAACTCGTATCGTGTGTTTTTTATCTCCAAATCAATTCCTTTGAGGATACCTATGAGAAACTGCAATCCCTGTTTTTTTCCTTTGATGGTTGAAAGCTCTCGGAGTGACTCACAATCATACGCAACCTTAAGTTTGTCCATTTCGTCCCACATCGGCTTCACGATAAAAGTCTGGAACGCTTCGCTCTCTATTTGCCCCTTTACTTCAGAGAGGAGCATTAGTTTGTCTTTGAGTGTCATAGATTCGGCATCGGTTGTCCCATTGGTGGCTGTGGCAGAGCTTGTTCTTGTGGCATCATTTCACTCGGTTCCGGAACGAGGTCATCGGCTCCGTCGATTCCTCTCAACTCGAGCCACTTCTTGGCGGCTTTTAGTTGATTTTCTGGGGGAAGAATAGAACCAAAGACTTGGTACCATTCTCTGAACTGCTCCATCATTCTGTCCTTATTCTGTGAGACATTTGTCTCTCCCTTTACGCGAATATCGAAATGCAATTCTCCTGATTCTCTGGCGGCTATGAGCATTTGGTACACCGTCCCTCTTGAATATTTTATTCTTCCTGCATCAACTTCCGCCTCCATTGGGAATATCTTCAGAATGTGAGCATCTATACTTTGGATGTTTTTAATCTCCATTTCGATGATGTGCCTCCCAACGTCGGCAAGTGCTTGCTTGAATCTTCGGTTGATGAGTTCAAATCTGTTCGACGAATAGGTTGAGGCAATCTGGTCTTGTCCAAGAGTCTTATTCGACGCGGCTCCTTGTATAAGGTCGTTAGCGCCTGTCGCTCGCTTGTGCTCATCATCAAACCTCCCGAGAAGATTCAGTCCGCCACCTGTGATATCGGTAACCTCTACCTGCGCAATAGCGTCTCGGAGTGGACCGTCTGCGTCTACCTCAATTCCACTCCCTGGTTTAACTACGAGCTGTTTTTTGTCGATGTTCGCAGATTTCCTGAACATAAACGAAGGAGTGTTCGCAAGGTTCACATTGTCGATGAGTCTGTTGGAGAGTTTTTGAATGAGCTTCCCGAGTCCGAGTGTGTTGTGTCCGACTCCATACCCATCAAAGCGGTTCGGGATGGCGCTCGGCTCGTGGGTGAGCTTCACAATGCAAATCTTACCGTATGGATTGGCTATGTCTCTCAAAAGAAGTCGTTCTTTGCCGTCGGCTACCGTCTGGATTCGATCAGCAGTAATTCTCTCGTATACCTCTATTGTGTCTGTAGAAGCTTTCTGGAGATCAATGCGGTCATTCTGTACCTGCCTTGAAGAGTTGTACGTGTCTGCGTTAGCATTCCCCTTCGATTCAATCTTTTCCCTGTTCAAGACTCCGAGTTTATCCGTGAAGTTATACGCTGGATTCGACTTTGCCTCACTTATAGAAAGAACCGATCTTGTGATGATTGAATTCTGATTTTCGACATCTGGGATGATGGGATTGTAAAAACAGTCAAGAATGTTTGGTACTTGGAAGTCAGGCTCATCTTGCGAAACCGTGAATTGTCCAGGCTCTGTTTCTTTTTTTTCAAACCTCCACACCACGTTGAGGAGAGATGTGCCGAAGACAACGGACTGTTTCACCCACGATTCTATCTTTTCGTAGGCTTGCGGTATGGTGTTGATTCGGTGGTTGACAATATCTTGAGCGACGCGCGCAAGATCTGCGTCTTCTTCCCCGACACCTTCGACTTCAAGTTCCGGATTGCCACTGAAAACAGACGGGACGATGTAGTTCGTTTCCGTTCGGAGTTTCGTTATTTTTTCTTGCGATTTGCTTTTGTCTTTCGCATCGCTTATCTCTCCAACATATGCCTGGTAGATGTCATTGATGTCCGACCGTTGCTGTTCGGTCGCCTTCTGGTAGACATCTCTCTCATTGAATAGAGTCTCAATTATCTTTTTTTCGTCAACTTCAAGTGTAGAGTTTGAAGCTGTCTCTTCCATATTATTGGATTGGTCTTGGTTTACGCGTTGTCTTAGTTCTCAAAGTGTGTACCATATGCTTCAAATATAGGGTCTTTTATTGTCTCACTGACTGGTGTCGTCATATACAGAGCATACCGGAGAGCATCGAGGGCGTGGTCGTCTTCCTTCACTGGCTTTTCTTCCTCGTTCTTGTCTGGTTTTTTATCCGGGTATCGGTAAGTTTCCAGTTCGTGGATGAGATTCTTGCAATCAGGATGAATGTGTACTCTGTTTTGTTTGAATAGCTCTCTCACTCTATCAACTCCAGACACAATATCCTTCGAGACTTCGCGGCAGTTCCATCCCATCTTACGAAGTATCTCTATCCTATCAGGCTCGGCTGGATCAGGGTAGTGCTTTGTTGCCTTGTAAAGAAGTCCCTGCTCTCCTATCTGTTCGGTTGTTTGGTGTGTCTTGTAAAACTCGTCTCGTATCCAGTAGTGATTATCCGAGTCAACATTAATGGGTATTATTGCGCTTGGGTTTGTATATCCGAAGTCAGCGCCTAATATCGTGTCAGAAAACGATTCAGGGAATTTTTCAGTGATGTGCCTCGATCTATCAAATTCCTTATAAACCAATCC